TAAAATAGATCCATCCCCTGCATTGATTGTGATTGAGTTTGTAGATTGTGTTTTCTTTATTACATACATCTTCCCACTGTTGTTAGTTGGATCAGGTAGAGTAACCGTGATGTTTCCGCTTGTCGTATCACATAGGATCAACCAATCGTCATAAGTTGGCGTATATGGTGAATCTGTGTTTGTTATACTGACAACCTTACCACTTCCCAGCCATGTTCCAAGTACCGGTTGGTTTTCTACATATACCCTATCAGTAAAAGGGATGTCGTAATCTGTGCAACGTATAGCAGTGACGTTTGAAAAGTTCCCATCAAGTCTGGTTTCAGTTGAACCAAGCAAACTGTTGTAATGTCCTGCAATCGTGTTAAAATCTCCTAATACTATATTGTCTGTACTATCTCCTTGATTCTGTCCACTACCTAATCCATTTGCTCCTCTTGATGTCAATAATGAACTTGAGCCATTGTTTGGGAATCTATCGTTGCCAAATCCGTTTTCAGTATCTTGACCACCTAATCCAACAGCTGATTTTCTCGCTGTGCTTGTGTCGTAGAATTGAGAAAGTAAAAACTCGCAATCATAAACATCCTGAGTTAGTGGGTTGTAGTTGCTTACCTTGTTAAGTTTCCAATATTGATGCTCAAAGAAATAAAGCCTATCAAAAGTAAAGTTCAACCAATCGCTTGGAGTTATTCTAAATTTACCTTTAAATATTTTACTGTTCTTGTCTGTGACCTCTTTAAGATATTTGAACCAATACACATTCACAAGGTTCTGATTGCTGTATTGATCACCTAACAATCCAACTTCACGGGGCATTCCAAAGTTCAAATCAAACTGCATATTGGAAAAGTCATCAACGTGAGTAATCAGTGGGTAATAGATTACATTGGTCGTGCTTGGCTTTGTATAGTCATAGAAATAATAAGCAGACGTTTCACGAAGTCCTCCATAGTAAAGGATTCTGAGATTGGTATTTTTACCTTCTTGACTTGTAAAGGTAGAATAACGCCTGTTTACTCCTTGCTTTTCTCCATTTGTTATAAGAGTAGGAGCAAAGCTTACTTCTATTTTCTTTTCTTTCCTTACAAAGTCATTATCAACCCTTACAACTCTTTGTCCGTATGTTTGAGCAAATTTCTCCTTGTACTGCTTGTTTTCTAAATCATCCCCATCCTTGTACTTAAATAGGTAAGGATTATGATCAAGCTCTCCCATTGGAGTTATTTCATAGGGCTGTGATTTGTCTAATTTAGTTGATAGGTCTAAGGTGTTATTGTTAATGAAGTCATCCCTGGTTACTATCCTCAGCGTTCGTGGTGCTGCGTCTTGCTCAATGTAGAGATTAAACATTTTGACGAAGTTCAAGAGGAACTCCTTTTGCGTCATCTCGTCATTGAAGAAAAATCCAAAGTCAACCGTTTCGTTATATGCTAAACTCGTAGCTTGTACCGCATTGTAAAATTTAGTATCTGCGAGAATATCAATACTTGTTAAATATGTAATACCTGCCCATGCTCTCCAAAACTGAACAAAAACCTGATCCCCTTGTTCTAAGTCATATACACCTCCAAAGACTTCATCAAAGGTTATAGTAGTAGGATTTACAGAACTTGCGTAGACTGTCTGTTGGTATGTTCTACCTGCCGCTCTAATGTTAAAAACCGCACTGCCTAAAGTGTTGTTTGTGAATGAACCCGTGATCTCAGCTTTAAGGTGAACGTAAAAAGCGTAACGCCCCGAAGCAGGAGCAACAAACCATCCGTTTACAGGATCGTAATTATTATTAGGGTCAAAGTTTGGAGATGTACTATCGTCATCAAATAATAAACGCTGCCCTTGTGTTCTTGTAACTCCACTACTAAAAGATGCTTGGAAAGTTCTACCCGTAGCGGATGACTCCTCAATATTTAAAGCATCGTTGTTATATGGAACAACTAACCTTTTGAATCTGTCAGAATTAAAGAAAGAATCAGTAGTATAGGCGTATCCCTTATTTGCAAAAATCTTATCTACTATGGTCTTAGCGTACAAGCAAGGTGTGTGATCTTCTGCCGCCCAATCAGTTAAATCATTGTTGTTGGTTTTTCTCTTTGGTAGGAATTGCCCATAAACATAGCCATTTCCATACTCAAACGTCACAGGTGAACTATTTACATAGATTTGGTTATCCCATGAATCTTTGATATTAACAATGTTCAGAGTGTGGTTGTACTCGCTGAAATCCAAGTTTGCTAACTTCTCACTTTCTATATCTGTGAAAAGGTTTGCAGCTTCTCCGTGGATCGTTGCTTTATACTCAATATCGTCGTTGTTAGTGACGTTTATAGAAGCCAAACGAATAAAACCGCTTATCTGTGTTGTTCCATCTACTAAGACAGTGCAACTTGCTTTTAAGTTAGGGTTAAAGTCTGGGCTGAATTGATCAGTACCTTGTATGAAATTGGATATCTCAAATAGATTTCCAAATAGTTTATTATTAGATGCAGTTCCTGCAATGGTTACAGTAGTAGACCAATCCGCACTACGTTTCTCAGGTTCCCTAACATCAGCGATTGACCTATTTAACTGAATGCTAAAATCATCGGTTAATTCAAGCTGTTGACCTTCAACAATTACTTCTATCATATACGTTGGCTCTTGTCTGCAAATGTATGTTCTACCTCAAGCGTTAAATTAAAGACCTTGTCATTAACGTGATACCTTTGCTCATATTCGCTTGTTGCTATATTTATGGCTTTGAGAGAGCCGTCATACATCCAAACTCTCGGACTCATTATTAATTCCCTGAGCCAAACGGCTTCCACCTCACTTATAAGATTAGAATTTAAGGTCGTTCGCTGAACGCTATCTGTGTAGAAATCTGTTTTGTTGTGGCTTTGGTTGTCGTAGGTGTATGTAATAGCACTATTATCCAAAGTATAAGGGTTAGCCCGATAGCTCTTGCGATTTATGCTAAAATTATCACGCCTTATCATATTGAATCTAAACGACTCAACCCCTCCCAAGCGATTTAAAAAGAATAAATCAACTGTTTCGTATTTGGAACAGCGATCGTCTAAGTTTATCGTGAACGAAGAACCAACCGAACCACTCGATGAATCCCTCGGCTCAATCGTGTAGCTCGTAACTCCAGTCGGTATACCGCCCGGTATATTCGCCCCAATAGGGAAACGAACGATGTCAGAAGTGGGCGAAGTGATAGTAGTGCTACCACCCCCAGAAAAATCAACATATAGATGATCGAGATCACCATTGTTGAGAGCATAGAGCCAATCTTTTTGATCATTATATATTTTTTTACTTGTTCTATTAGTTAGGAATTTGGCGGAACTACCTGCCCCCATTAAATAATCATCTTCATCGTAATTGATGAAATCCTCAGGTGAGAGTGCCGCATTCCAAATCTTTTTACCAGTTAGTGAAACGTCACCGGTTGAAAGAATAGGAACATCTGTCGCTCCTGTGGCGTACTCGTAACCAAAGTCAATGTTGTATTCAAAGATAGAGTTAGGACATCCTGACGCTGCTGAATCGGTATAATTCCAATCGTGTGAAACGTAGCCTTCTATAACTTTTGAAATGTTAAATACGCCTTTATTAGTTGACCCATAATGAATAGGCACTTTCAGCATATTAATCACGACATTAGAACTGTCCTTTACTCTTGTATTGAATTTGTAGTTATAACCGTTATACTTTGAAGAATCTCCTTCGGTGGAGATAAAGATATTATCATTATAAGCAGGAAGGTAAGTTGTTCCTGTTGGTTGATGTTTTACCGTGATAGCCATCTATATATAATTAAGGAATCGCACGAAGTGGCTGAATTAAAGCAGTTCAGACAGACAAGCACAGACGTAAGTTTCAAAACCTTGTGCCGCTGCACTCTCTAAACGCTTGTGCCTCTGTTTGCTTATCGTGGTGTGAAATGCAAGGGTATTCAAGAACTCAGTTAACGGCATCTCAAGTATTGCGTCCCACTCTTGCCGTCTACCACCTGCTAATCGGTCAACGAGTCCGAGCCATCCGAAAACATCTCCTTTGCTTTCTTCACCTCCCCCTTCAAATAAGTTAGGGTAGTTTTTAATAATTTCGGATAGAGAGCCGAAAAAAAAAGCGAGTATTTGTAGAATTGTGGTGCAGGTAAATCCTTGAAATTCTCAACCTTCCACTGATAGTCATCCTCTATTTTTCGCCCAAAGATGTTCACTCGGTATGATAAACAAGCAATGATTTTATGCAATGCTTCTATCTTGTCGCTATCGCCTAACTCTTGCAACTCAATAAAGTGATGTGCCTCCATTGACTTCGCATTTTTGACGAGCTTAAATCTTTTCCCCTTGTGTTTGAATGTCCACTTCAATCGGTGCTTTGGTTCTTGCTCTAAAAACGACAAGTCAATTTTCCTCAAGTCGTTTAGTGTCCACTTCTCAACTTCCTCGTATGGCAGCCCTTTAATTATCGCCACCGTGTGAGCTGTTTTCTCAATAGGGTTTAGGTCATCAGGAAGCTCTCCAATCTCTTGGAGCATTCCGATTGTAATATCTTTCCATTTAAGCATAGTAAAATAGTCCTGGTTTGTTGTGTTGTTTGCAATCATTGGCAAGAGCTAAAGACATAACACAATCATCATGTAGTCCTTGTGGTGCTGTGTATCTTACGCCTGTTCTTGTGTATTCAAATTCAAAGTTACGCATTTCATCCGCAATCACTCCCTCAGGGAATTTAACTTGCTGCCCTTGTACTGCTACGACTAACCCCTCAATAAGTTGCTGCTTTGATTGGCTTGTAAATTTAAAGCCTTTGATTCTTGGGTGCTGCCTTTGTAGTTGCTCCACGATAGGATCACCAACGCCCGTGCTATCCACAAAAGCAGGTGTATTCCCTATGGTTGCCGTTATCTTCTGAAGTGTCTGTGACCAGTCAGCTTGAAATCTATCAAAGTGAACGACCTCGCCCTTTTCGTTCAGTCCTATGATAACTGTCCAGTCTGTGTACTTGGCTAAGTCAATTCCGTAAGCCGTGGGTGTGCCGGTACTCTGTTGGATACAAGCGTCAATGTTCTCATGTCCAAATGGGTTAGAATTATCGTCAGCAGGTTCAGCCAAATATAACTCTTTAAACACATACTCAGGCAGGTCACGTTTGGCTTGTTCTATCTCCTCCCGTTCAATGATGCCTTCATCTGCCGCATCGTAAGCCGTGATTTTGAAATACTCCATGTTAGGATCACCAGACTTTGCCCTCTCTCCTAACTTATAAAACCAGTTCTTTTTCCCCTTGACGTTTCCAATGAGTTTGCATTTCCCTTGTGTTGCCGTTAGGGTTGAACGTAGAGCGAACCATGAATCCTCTCTTGCTCTTGATGCCTCATCAAAGACTGCTGAGTACACATCGTCACCGTAAAGGTTGTCAGGTTTCTCTGCCGATTTAAACTCAATCCTTGAGCCTACTGGTGTTATCAGTGTTAATTTGCTCTCGTTGGATACAAAGAAGTTTTTCTCTGTGACCTGTGCCTTCATCCTTCTGAATGCTATCTCCGCTTGTTGATACACAGGAGCAACCCACCACACCGATTGATTCTCTTTTAAACTAAGCGACTGCTCAAACAACCAAATGATATGACTTGCCGTTTTCCCCGTCTTTGTAGATGCAGCCGTTATTGTGTAACGTGCCTCACTATCTAAGATGGCTTTTTGGTAAGTGGTTAACTTTGGTCTTGAGTAGTTTATTTGCATTTTTAACCCCTTATTTACGTGTTAAAAAAAACCGATTTTGTTTCACGATGTAACACTCCTTAGAAGGTCTACACGCTTTTTGTTGATCATATCAAGGTTGTGATGTTGGTTGCAATACTGGTAATTAATCTCCCCTACCTCTTTGACTTTGTCAGACTTGATTAGCTTTCCAATCTCTGACCAATCGTTATTCTTGACAAAGAAACATCCGAGGTTATCTCGGTGGTTCGTGTATGGCTCAACTGCACTTACAAAGATAGGCAACTTGTAGGCTGCTGCTTCTAAGATTTTCAGTTCTGACTTGTAACGGTTGAACTGTGTCTTTTGCAATGGTGCTAAACAGATATCAATCTCCGAGTAATACTTGCCGAACTCGTTTGCTTTTGTTCCTACCCTTGTCTGAAACCACTCTGGTCGTTTATGTCTTGGCTGTCCTGTGATTGCTTTTTCCATTGTTGCCCAATCGGGGACGTTCTCATGGAAGCCACACATTAGGAATCTCGCTCCGTATTCTTCACAGATAGGCTTTATTTTGTTTGTAAGCAACTTTAAGTCTTCCGTGTGTGATAACCCTCCTACCCAACCGATAGTGAAAGGATGCTCTGTTTCTGCTTTCCATTGGCTTTGATTGTAGTCTAAAGCATTGGGGATGATTGTGACGTTTGTATTGAACTCTTTGACCTTCTCCTCAAGTTGCGGAGTGGTCACCATCACTGCATCTGCATAGTGTAGACTGTCCTTGATTCCATTCTTGATATAAGCCCGGTAAAACTTATAAGCTGGGTTGTGTTTAGGAATTACCCAATAGTCATCAATATCAACAATGAAAGGGATTTTCTTTTTGGCAAGTATCGGAAGAATGTTATACTGCAATCTTCCAAGCCATCGGTTGAATACCACGCAATCATATTTCTCAAAAGGTAGGTCAGCCCATTCCCCTTGATCAACAGAAACATCAACTGTGATTCCGTAGTCTATTTGAATTTTGACGTAAGGGGTGTATAGCCTGTGAAAGCTCACCCCATTCATGCCGTCAAGTAATAGAAGTACCCTCATTAGAAAGGCATATCATCCTTTTCCTTCGGTGGTCTTGGCACTGCCACATAGTGGGTAGCCTTTGACCTGTCGTTCTGAGTCTTGAGTTTCTGCACTCTGATTCGCACATCTCCGTACTTGTTAATCTCAAGCTTTCCGTCAGAAAGTGCTTGTTTGAATTTCTCCACGTTAACCGTGATGTTCAAGCCGTAGTCATCAGACCAGGCATTGCCTAAAAATGTAATTTCATCCATATTATTTACCTTTTGGTTTAGTCTAAATTAAGTGTCACGTTAACAACCTTAGCCTCAACGGTTGCATCTACCGTTTCTTTGGGCTTACCATATACCCTACTCAACAAAGTGTCCATTGAATAGAGTGATCCTTTCTCATAACTCTTGATGATAGCCTTTGCAACTGTCTTTTCTAACATGGTTGCTCCTTCGTTTTTGAGTACCTGTTTAATCTCCTTCTCATCCATTGCCATGATAGCCTGTATGCTATCGTTCACCTCTGAAAGTTTGTAGCCCTCCTCCTTCATCAAGGTAGTAAACTTTTTAGGTCTGCCGTTAGGGTTTGCAGTTTCCCCTTTTTCTGCTCTGACCAATGCTCCTCCGTGTGGTTGTTTTTCTAACTTCATACCGATGTTTCTCCGATGTTTATTGTCTTTCTGTCATCTTAACCTTATGGACAACTTTCAACATATGTTTGTGTTCTGCCTTATCCCCGAATTCCTCGTGGCAATGTCTACAAACCGCCATCAGGTTTTCAATCTCGTCTTTATCTCCTTTTGGGTTGCCTCCCATACCTCTTGCTTCGATGTGATGAATATCAACGGCTTGATTGCCGCATATCTCACACGGTATGAAATCGGTTGTGTCGTAGCCGAAATATTTTAAGTATGTCTTAGTATGCCGTTTCAATCCAGTGTTTAAATTGGTCAGGATGTAAAAGGTTCAAAAGCACGTTTCTATTTTGTGCGAATGTGTGATAGTCATCCGTTATGTTGAACTTGGTTTGCTCTAACTTAGTGGTCATTATTCCTACTCCCCAATCACAGTCGATGGTGCAGCTTTTGTACTGCTCTCTGAATTTGAGCCATGCCTTCCATACTGTGCCGTTCCATGCGCCTTTGTTGTGTACTGGTGTTTGATGGTGTTCAGTAGGTGGGTTGCAATCGTGTAGCACTATAAAGCCCTTTCTCTTAATGTGTTTTAGACTGTTTAAGACATCCCTTTCAACTTGCTCTGCTGTATGTAGCCCATCAATGAATATAACATCCCATTTATGATTTTTTGGGATATCAAGGTCACCATGTTCTAAGCGAGTAAAGAAGTCATCCGATGTCATTTGATATTTCACTGGGTTATCAGGAAACTCAATGCCTGGGTCAACGCCTACCTTGTTAGTGGCTTTTATCTTATTGAAGTTGCTTTGTGGGTTGCATACTCCAATTTCAAGATATTTACTGCTCGGTGTCAGTAGTTGGTTCAGTATTAGTGTTCTGTTCAATGCGTTTCCTCCTTTTACGTTTTGGTTTCTGCTCATCGTCTGCAAGAGTGTTAAGTTCCTTCTGCTGTGCCTCCGCTCTGATAATCATTGAGAGCATCCCCTCAACTACACAGTTGCCGCATGTTGGAAGTGGTTTACCCATCTCTTGTAAGTACACTGCTCTGAACTCCACGTTCTGCTCAGGTGTCATCTTCAGCACTTGTGTTTCTTTCCATCTTTGGAATACTGGCAGCATCTCCTCCAGTATGAATGTTATTTGTTCTTGTGTCATATTATTTTATTAAAGGTTCAAAAACATATAATTTGTGCATTTAATAGCACTTTATATGTAATTACATATTCCAATTACCCCGAAAAAGTGGTAATTAATTATCTGCTCATTCTCCAAACATCTCCTTAATGTTTTCATGTGAATATCCAGCCGCAAGGCACAACGACCTCAGCAACTCTTGAAGCTCTTGTATGTTGACATCATCGTGTTTTGTTTCAATCGTTATCTTCGTTCCGTAATGTTCCAGAGTTAGTTTCATTGAGTATCCTTATTACCTTGGTTAGTGCCTCGTTGACTTCGCTCGGTCTTGGTTGACTTAGTGCAAAGCCCCTTCGGTATTTTAAATGCCTTTCTAAGGTTTCCTTTACTTCGTTTAAATCCTTTAGTTCATACATATCTGTTCAATATCGCTGCTGTCATTCCTGCCACAAATGAGAATAGAACCCCCT